AGATTCTGAATCCTGGCGTTTAGCAGCTCATTCTTGTTAAGATTGAGCCCAGTTAGAAACTGACGAGCCATTTAATTTCCTTAGGATAGTTGTGCAAGACCCGACATGGGGGACGAGAATTGCAGGGTTAGTTGATTAACGCTGTTGTGGATAATGTGACCTTCCACAATATCCCCGGCACTGTTGAAAACAGTAACGTTTGGTTTGAAGCCCAAGTTGTGAGTGACGGTCCATTGCGAAGCGGTGGCGCTCTGCGTGTGGGTGTACGAGATGAGTGGTATTAGTTGCTTTGAGGTTACTCTCTGCGGAACCGCAGGGAGAAAATCAGTGTCTATAACAGGGTATAGAGGGTCGACGTTAGTTTCTGGGTAAAACTCAGGCATTATAGAACCGCCGTTCCAAGTCTGTCAGTCAAGAAGTTACCGCCGACAATCTCGGTTGGAGTGGTGTCGTCCTCGTCATCCTTGATTGAGACAGACCAGTAAGTGCGGTTTGCAATTCTTCTTGTCTGGTCTTCAGTCAATGACATGTCGATAGTGAAGGTGCCGTCGTCGTTATCAGTAACCTCAAACGCAAAGTTCTGTACCAGTACAGGGCTACCACGCTGTGGGATAAGTCGGACGCTAAACAAGGCGTCTGCGTAGTCGCCAGTGATGGTAAGGGTGTGGGTAAACGCACGGCCTTGGTAAGCGGTAAGCTCTCCACCATCGGTAGGCCATGGAGTAGGGGCGCTGCCATAAGTAGGCATCGGTAGCTCCACGCGCTGTGGGAAGGACCTGTCGTCCACTTCTTGTGGGCGGTAGATAGGTACGTAGCGGTTGGTGGTCTTGGAGATACGGCGTAGTGAGAATACGTCGATGCTGTAGAGACCAATACCCAGCTGAGTACAAAGCTCGCGGTACTGCTCCTTGCGAGAGTCAATCATCTCCATAAGCTGGCGGTAGCGCTCAGAACGTGGGATGGAGACTCCGTCTGGAGCAAAGACGTTAATGTCAAATGAGGCATCGGTAGCTAGGGTGTATAGCGCCAGAGTGCTTGCGTACAGAGCTACTGGGTACTCCTCCAGCATAGGCAAGTTCTCAACAGTAATCTTACGTCCCAAAGAGTCCACGTCACGACCAGCGTGGTGCGCCACTGCGGTAGTTACAATGTTCTGTAGTTCTGTAGTGGTGAAATACCTGTAGTAGTTGCCAGTGACGGTAAACTCGTCGTCAATGTCTGGGAGGTCTTCTAGGACGATGATTCCAGTCTGCTCTTCTACAGACACGGTGTCGGAGATGTCTACGCCATTCTTAAATACAGTAAGACCAGAAGCGTCTACTGGAGCGTAGTTTAGGCGGTATCGGTTTGTAGAGATGTCAGAAATAAACTGAGATACAAACGACTTGGGTAGGTCACCAAGCTCAAAGCGTACCCGCTCTACAAGCGAAGATAGCGTGGCCACAAAACCTCCGTAAATTTACTATCTCTATGTTCCCGTATTATGGGGATAAATACAGCACAAACGATAAAGCCCACCCTGCTGGGAGGAGGGCGGGAACCAGCAGAGTGGGCAGCTTATCTGACGATTTAGTTAGGTCGCCAAATGTAACCGAGACCCTCTAGGTAATCTGCGAGGTCTCGTGGCACGGAGTACTTCACACCTGCCTTGAAGGTGTAAACATTTCCAACGCCATAAGTCATGTCGTCAATGTCAGTGATGGTACGGATAACAACCTTGTCGTTGTTTACCGCTACGCCGACTTCTTCAATCTCATCAAGAAAGATTGGCTCGTCTGGCTTCTTAGGGTCAAAGACGCCCGTCTCTAGTAGTTCTGCCTCAGCCTGACGTGAGATAGAGAGCTCTGCCTCTCGCTTCTTCAGTTCTGCGGCGTTGCGCTTGGCTGCATCTTCTGCTGCCTTGCCAGTTGCGTCCAATGGACTTGTCTTTTGTGTTGCCACGATTTATTTCTCCTAGTGTGATTTGTTTGTGTTGGGGGGCCACCCGAAGGTGACCCCCCTCCACGAAGGGGAGCTATTAAGCGGTGTAAACCTTAACAATAGCTTGGTCGGTGATAACACCTAGACCCCAGATGGCGTACCATGCTAGTGCGTGCTCACGACCGAAGTCTAGAACACCACCGTCACGAAGCTCAACTGGTAGGGAGATTGCGTGACCGAATGCGTTGTCACCAATCATGATGGACTCGTAAACGTCAGCAGTGGTGGTGCCAGTTGGGGCAGTTGCACCCGGAGCCTCTGGGTTTCCACCCGAGCCCGGAGCAGTGTTTGCACGAACTGGAGCCGACCAGTAGTCGCTTGGAGCGCCAACCTGTGAAGCGTAGCTTACAGCGGTGCCAGAAGCAATCTTCTTAACCTGAGTGGTCTCGATGAAGACTACGTCGTATAGACGACCAATCTCACCTAGCATGAAGTTACCCGGAGCAGCGTACTTGGTAACTTCAATGAACTCTGGGTTCGAGCGAAGGTCACGAGACTGCTTAGGGTGGATGAACTGCACGTAGGTCTCGCCTAGCCTTGGGATGTTCTTGGAAGCTAGGGTTAGAGCAGCGTCCTTGATTGCACCAGTGGTTAGCTTGTGGTCAGCGGAAACACCAGCGATGGAGGTAGCAGCAGTACCCTCGTCGTAGTTGGTGAATGCGCCACCCGAGATGCCCGAGCGGTCGTAACCGAATACAGCTGAGGTAGCTGCAGACAGGGTGTTACGAGCCTGTAGGTCAAGGTACTGAGCCATGTGACGACCTAGAAGACGAGAAGCCGAAGCCATTACGTCATCGAAGGATGCGTTCAATAGAAGCTCAGAAACAGCGGTTGCGTAACCGTGCTCAGCAACGGTGATAGCAATCTGCTCTGCGGTTAGAGAGTTGGTGGTCATACGTACACCTTCGGTCAGTGGGGTTGGGTCCACTGCGAAGTTCTTGTAGCGAAGGAAGTTCACACGAAGACCCGGTGCTACACCTAGCTCGGTCTTCTTAACTGCGAACTGCTCGAAGCGAAGAATAGGCATCGCTTGGAACAGAATTTCCTTCGACCAGATGGTCTGAATGGCCTGAGACAGCTGAGTGTTGGACCCCGAGTAAGCGGTAGGGGCCGAAGCTAGCTGGCTAGAACCAGTAATACCTGAAGCCATAGTGGTTCAAGTCCTTTCGGTCGTTAGATTGATTGGTTGATTAAATGGGTAGATTACCCAAATAGGCCCTGTCCACTGTTGTTGCCTTGGCCAAGAAGCTTGGCCCTGTTCTTCGCGTAGTCTGCCAGTGACATATCTTTGATATTGTCAGGGGTGTACGAACGTTGCTCCGAGTCGTTGTCGAGGGGTCCAGAGGCAGGTACGGTCACCCGTGCTCCCACCATGTCTTTTCTCGTCTGTACCCCAGCTTGGGCTACAGAGTCAAAAATCTTTGCAGACTTTTCTTTCAATGCCGAGATGCTCTGCTCAATCTCATTCTCGTCATTGCCCTGAACCATGTCGATGAGTTCTGGGATGATGTTGTCGCGTTCCTGCTCCATTCTCATTGAACGGTAGTTCATGAGGGCTTGGAAACGTCGCTCTTGGTCTAGAAGGGCAAATGCCTTCTCTCGTTCGAGTCGCTCGGCCTCAAGCTGGGCCTGCCACTCCTGCTCCTTTACCTGAAGAAGCTGGCGAACCTCTAGTTCTGCCTCTTCCTCTTCCTTCTTCTTCTTAGCGGCTTCTGCTTCACGCTTCTTGCGCTCTTCCTTACGGCGAGCCTCTTCAAGTTCGCGCTCTTGCTCACGCTGCTTTAGAAGGGAAAGTTCCTCCTTGAGCTTCTCTACCTGAGGGTACAGCTTCTCCTTCTCCTGTGCACGAGCCTTTGCAAGGTCGTCAGCAGTGAAAGATGGGACCGCAGTCTCAGGGGTTTGCTGCTCAAATTGGGTGTCTACTGTAAGGTCTGAACCTTCTCCAGCATTCGTAGTTTCGTCCATGAATATACTCTTTTCGTTGTCTTGGTCGTTTTCCAAATTAGTAGCTCGATGACCGTTCCTATTACATACCTAGTTTTTAGTATTTTCGACGAATTCGGTTGCTAAACCTGAATAATTCAACGAAATTAATTGAAACTAGTCCTTATCTACAGCTTGTCTCTCTGGAGTCTCCTCCGAGTAGGCGTTCTGTAGCAAAGTCTGTCGAAGCATAGCCTCTTGTTCCATGGTTACCATGGCTACTGCGGGGTCTTGTGGGACCGCACCAGTTGACGGACCAATCTCGCCGTCACCAGTTACGTCACCCTGCATCATCATTGGGTCCATCGGAGTCGCGCTGCCATCTGGACCGACCATCATTCCAGTCAAGTCCATAAGCTGCTTAGTAACCTCAGCCTTGATTAGGTTCAGCGCACCTTCAGCCTTAGCCTCAGCAATAAGCTCTGAACGAATCTCCTGAAGCTTCTCTTCTGGGAACTCCTCGCCAAGAGCACGGAGTGCGCCTGCCTTGGACTCAAGACCCATCGATAGCTTCTGTGCAAGCTCGTTCAATAGAACAATCTTGTCTAGAGGTAGCGGTGGTGGGAAGTGTGCGTAGGTGATGAAGCTCAGAGGGTCATTAGGGTCAAGCTGAGTGACCTGTCCCGGCTTCAAAGCACCGTCAGTAGTAGGGTTGTACACGAGGGACTCAGGCTCTTTAATAAAGAGGCTAAGCATAACTAGCTCGTTAATACGCTCTAGTCCAGCTTGGTACTGAGCAACCTTGTGGGTCCAGCGGTTCATTAGAGGCTGGTACTGGATTGAAAGCGCAACACCTGAGGTGTTTGATACAGGCTGAGACTGTCCTAGGGCAGACTCTGGGATGTTCATCAGCTCGTGCATTGAGCGCTTAATCATCTCTAGGTACTGTAGAGCGCCCTGAATACCAGAGCCACCACCTTCTAGGTTGAAGACCTGTGCGTCCTTTGGCAGACCACCCCAGACCTTCTTAGCGCCCTTCTCAAGGTTAGACGCCTTTGCCCCCACGATAACGGTTACAGGAGCAGCGTGGTAGTTAATGATGTCAGCGACATCGGTAGAAATTTCGTTGTAAGACCTGTTTAGGCTAATAATGTCATGAGCATCAGATAGGCCCCAAGGAGAACCAGCGACAGGGATGTTTGGTATGTGTACAACAGGGATAAGGCCCAGCGGATTAGGTCTCGAATCAATGAGCTCATCGTTGATGTACTCCTCAATAATGTCGTCGGTAAGAATCTCGGTATAGGTGAAGACCTGACGGGTACCCTCTAGCGAGGTTCCCCAGAAGCGGTACTTCTGCTTGAATCTTAGTAGACGAGTACGGTCGTGAGGGTGGAACTCTGGGAAACAGAAAGCTGAGTTCAGAGGGAGGATACGTACACGGCCGGGGTGGAAGCGACCAATCGAGTCAGTCCAAGGCTCTTCGTAGGCAACCTTAACGAAGCAGTCACCAGTGATGCCACCAATCTGGGCCATCTCAAGTAGAACCTTGACTTTGTCGTTGTCTAGTTCCCAGACACGCTCTAGGCGGTTAGGGATGATGGCTTCAGTAGCCTCAGGGGAACGGAAGTGCACACCCTGACCAAA